CGAAAAATTAGACAAAACCCCCTAGCCTTCCAAAATGCAAGTTCTTATAAGTGACAACGATATTGGTGAGAAGAGGCACGTCAATACTACGCCAAAGGGTATTGACACCCCTTGTGGACGGGACCACAGAGTTGGGTTTGAAGTGGACAGCACCGTAGATTTATTCTACAAAGCTCAAGCGATGCCAACATGTACCCAAGTTCCACTTGGTGGAGATCGTAGGAAAGACCTAGATCTAGTCAGAGTTAGTAACGGAGGATCGGATGTTCAATGTAATGAAAATAAAATCTATAAAAATATGAACACCGAACAAGGATTAAACGAGTTGGGAGGATTTCACCATATAGTCACCGGAACTGCATTTTCTCACAGTAAAAGTACTATTGAACACGTTGAAGAATCAGTGGCCAGAGAGAGACTGGACCTGCAATGTTTAACGTGTAGTTATCGTAAGCTATTTAAGAGACAACGCAAGTTTGTACCTGTGGCTGGAGCGAGACCAGACCAGCAATGCATCTTGTGTAGAGATAAATACTACACCACATATACGTGCCAGATGGATAATACTGTCACGACGGCGGAAAGCACAGCGCCTACAACAACCGCGACTGTGGACATAGTTGCATTGCAACAGTTCTCGCGTTTAAGCGAGACACCATTACCTCGGAGGGAGGAGGAGTACATCCAACCTCCAGAGATGCCGAATTTTATTAGATTCGAAGGACCCACGGCGCCAGCATGGGTCAGGGATATAGAAGCGTATCACGATATAGGCGATTTGTATATGGACACTAGCACCACATCATCATCTGTGATAGAGTCAGTAAGCATCCATAGTGAGGGACCCGATTGGAGGTCGTCTTACTGGGATAGTGATTCTCGCAGCCATAATATGATTTTCCAACAGTATCAGGAGAGAGCTAATAATGCATTCTCAGGATTGAAGATGAAGTTGGATATGGATAAAATTTTATTGTATAGTGAGAAGATTGCTCTGCTATGTGTTTCATTGTCAGCCCAGACCACCTATCGTGGATTTATATCGACAATTGTGTACGCCCTAAAAGATTTTGGTGTGATTTCTACTCGTAGGTCATTATTCATTTCCGTTATCAGATTGTGTCGTGAGTTTTTGGATAGCGACGTCGGTGATCAATTTGAGGAATACACGGGTGACTTAGACGATGATGAGTACGCGCATGTGGATGACCAGCACTTTACGACACAATCAGCCGAACGAGTGAAGATAGCATTAGATGCAGTGATAGATTGCCTGAGGAACCCCGCTAGGATAGGAAAAAATCCTATAGTGAGAGGTATCGTAAGATTTCTAAGGGCGATTACCGCACTAGGTATGATGACATACTGTCAAGGTGATTATTGCCTCAAGGGTATAAAACTATTTGCCATTGAGCCTATCTCTGGTGGTGTGTTTGAAGTGTTTGTCGTTCTAGCCGACTCATTGCAAAACTTCTTGGATTATGGATATGCGATGGTAATGGAGAAATCGGTTTTTCCAGTGAATTATAGTTTTGACAAATTGCATGATTTGGAACTAAGAGTAGCCGAGATGGACGCGTGGATGCCTTTCTTTGAAAATGGAAGATTGTCTGAAAGAGGCATGCAGCGCTCCGATTACCTAATCAAATTGAAAACACTCAAGGAGCACATAGTTGCAGTTCGTAGGGCAGCACCAGACAAATTTGCAGAAAAGACATTGACAGCTCTTTATGCTAAAATGGAGAAACTATCAACAAGAGCCACTATGGTGACATTAGCATCAGGCTTGAAGTATTGTCCCTTTGGGTACTCCATTGCGGGACCAGCAGGAATTGGTAAGAGTTCTGTGAATGACCACTTGATTAATTATTTCTTTCAGTGGAAAAAGACCAACCAGAACTGGAAACCCGAAGGAAAGGACGCTGAGTACAGAGTGACTGTCAATATGTCGGACAAGTTTCAATCGGAAGTATTTTCTCACCACATTGTTGCGACACTTGATGATTTTATGAATAAGCGAGCTGAGAAAGTTGCTCCTGGTGAGACGCCGCACGATCTTCTGATCAAGATAGTCAATAATGTCCCATGTACTGCATTAAAACCAGATGTTGAATCAAAGGGAGCAGTACCCATGAATTTTGAACTGGTTGGATTGACCACCAATGTGCCACATTTGCATGCTACTCTTTTTGTTAATGATGAGTATTCAATTTTGAGGCGTGTTGGGTTTACAGTGTTCCAATATGTTAAGCCAGAATTCAGGAAGGCTGAACAGGAATGTTTGGATCCAGTCAAAGCTATGGGACACACTGATCTTTGGAATATAGATGTATTGTATCCAATTGCTGTTAAGGAAGGGAACAAGATGGTGATTAAGTGGGTGTATTATGATTTACCCCCCTCTATTAGCACAGCAGAGAAGAAGAAGGCTAAGAATCTAAATCTGCATGATTTACTTGTACTCTTTGGTCATGAATTGGATAGGCACCATGCGGCACAGGTCAGGTTGCTCAAGGAGGCGTGTTGTGAGGATAAGACGTGCATGCATGGATTTCCTAAGATGGTCTGTTCATTGTGCACCCAATCCGTGGAACCCACTGTTATCGCAAACCCTGATGCAGTTTTGGAGGTTGAAGTAGAGCAATCAAACCAATTCCTTGTGAATTCCGAACCTTTACCTCCTAGCGATAGTGATGAGGAAGAATTGCAATTTGTACCGGGTCCTGATTTTCCCATTAGTGTGAAGCGTAAGTACAGAAGGGTCCCAGTGGTGGAAGAACAACCAATTGTAATGCCAGTGGATGATACATGTGATCATAGTGATCATACTCCCATACGAAGTAACACGACTCAAGAGGAAGTATTTGCACCTGATTATGGTATGAATGATGATTCTTCGGAGGTCACTACACCACTTATTGTCCATGTGCAGCGAGAAATCACAACAGCACCCTTTTGGTTTTTGGATTGGTTTGAAGGTATGGTCGATGTGTTTTGCCCGTGGAGAATAAGTGATAATCCAATACACGTGAATAAACCATGGTTGATAGATTGGGTGCCTCGGATAATTTTAAATAAGTACCCTGATCTAGTTGAGATATCACACTTTTCTTGCACTACGATTCGCAACAGGAGATGCATTGCAGCACTGGTTACTATTTTATGCCCTATATCTAGCCTATGGCTGGCGTGGGATGTATGTTGGGGTAATGTGCCATTCTTCTCACTAAGTGCACTTCTTCTATTGTTGATGGTACTCACGCATATGCACAACCAACACGCTGAGATGATTGCTAGGTACTACGTGCAAAGGAACTTAAGATGGAGCAATTTGCTGACATTGTCATGGATGCCTAATATTATGAAAAAGAGATTGAAGTATATTTGGACATTGGTTTTTGTTTTGGGGATTGTTACTGTGGTGAGGAAGATATTCAACAAAATCGTACCACTAGATAAGATTGTAGAAGATGCCCTGGCAAAACCGGAGAAAAAGCAAGTTCAAGTACCTGTTGATGGTGATTGTCAAGGTGGCATAGTATCTATTCCAAACGCTAGACCTGTCTGGGGTGGTGTGCAATGTGTTCCAATTGTGAAATCGGAAGAGCACAACACAACTTTTACACAGATGTTCAATGTGGTTAAGAAGAGCATGGCAACTATAGATTATGTGACATCAGACGGTAAAATGTGTCAGTGTACGTGTCTGATCATAAAATCAGGTTTGATATTGGTACCTACTCATTTTATACCAAAAGTGTTGACAAGGATCACCATATATGTAGGATCACGCGAACACAGCGGCGGTATTATACGATGCATACTGAGGAGACAAGACGGTTACACATTGAAAGACCGAGATTTATCCATATACCATGTGCCCAATTTGGGAGACAGACGTAACTTAGTGCCCCTATTGTCTAAAGATTTATCTACCGACACCGTAATTTGTAAGTCATTGTATAAAGACAAACATGGAGAATTAAAGATTAATGATTTCTTCATTAAGGCAGAATACAGAGAAGGATTGAGAGCATCATATCTAGACAAATCAGAGTGGTTTGATTCCAACGGCTTTTGTTATATGCTACGGGATGACACTTTCATTGGCCTGTGTGGAATGATATTGATTTGTAATGCTAAGGTACCATACATACATAGTTATCATACAAGTGGTAGGGACAAGTGCGGCGTATCGCATATGATTAGTGCAAGAGATGTCACCCAAGCGGAGAAATTTCTTTATGAAGACCAGTGTGCAAGACTCAGACCCACGGATACAGGAGAGCTCAACATCAGTCGTGTCAAAGATTTCAACATGCAAGCGCAACCTACGAGAAAATCACCGTTGATGTACTTAGACAAGGATACGTCGTTTGAATATTATGGTACAATCGATACTCCAGTTGTGAAATTTAAACATTCAGTACATAAGACTTTGGTGCATGATTCTGTGAATGAGGCGTTTGCAACAGAACCTAAAGTTGGGCCACCACCGAATGTGCCCACATGGCAGCATCATCATGCGTGTATTATGAATACGACGGCTGCGAACACAGGATTTCCCCAAGCACTGATCGAACAAGCGACGAAAGATTACTTAGAAGGGACACTTGATACGATGCGAACGCGTACAGATTTAAAGACACTTTCGATTGAGCAGATCCTGAATGGACAAGATGGTGTGCGCGGTTTAGAACCGATGAATAAAAAGACGTCTGCTGGTTTCCCATATTTCCAATCTAAAGCAAAGTTGTTTGGTGCTAAGGATGGGGAACCCCTTGAGATCACGCCAGATATATTGAATGATTACAATGTTAGTGAGCGAGCGTGGTCGGAGAATAAGAGATCATATGAGATATTCCATCAATCACTAAAGGATGAACCAGTCAAGAAAACTAAGACGGTGACGCGTACTTTCCAATGCTCAAATCTCAATCTCACCATTGCGTTGAGGAAATATTTCCTCCCATTGGTTACTGAGCTCATCACTAAACCAGATGTATATGAATTGGCAGTTGGATGCAATGCGGAAGGACCAGAATGGCATGTATTGATGTTGATAATTTCTAAGTATGGTGATGAAAGAATAGTAGCAGGAGATTACAAGAATTACGATCAAAGGATGAGTAGTCAAGTGATTTGTGCTGCTTTCAACATACTGATTGAGTTCGCCGCAGCTGTGGGATACGCACATGAGGATTTGGACATGATGAGAGCAATTGCAACGGAGGTGATTTACCCAGTTATACATATGAATGGTGATATTTTCAAGTTGTTTTCATCGGTTACGTCTGGTAATAGTTTAACTACCATCATTAATTGTATTTGCAATTCTCTTTTACATAGGATGTGTTATTTTGGTCTGGCCCAAAGGTTTCATTTAACCGTGCCGCCCTTTAAGATTGTATGTAGCCTTCTCACTTATGGTGATGATTGCGCCGATTCCGTACGACCTGGGTTTGACTGGTTTGGACACACCAATAGACAAATGTTTTTTGAGGATTTTGGTATAGTGTATACTATGGCGGAGAAAGATCAGGTGTCAAGACCTTTTATCTCTCTTAGTGAACTTAGTTTTTTAAAGCGAAAACCGGTATACAACAGCGACACAGGATTGATGATGGCTCCTTTAGACGAGTATTCCATATTCAAGAGCTTGCAGTACCTCACACGTAGTATTCTCACGCCAGAAGAAAGTGTAGGAGTCAATGCTGATAATGCACTGGCAGCGTGGTTTCAACATGGTAGAACCATTTACGAGGCCCGCTCTGCAATACTTAGAGATGTATTGAAGAAGCACGATTTGTACCATTTCTCAAAATGGGCTGATAGAACGTATGATGACTTTTTGAAAGAGTGGAAAGTGAAGTACCAGGAAGGATTGCCTGCCATCTGCCTGGAACACCCTGGGCGTAAAACACAAGAGTGTGATGACGGTATTGATTACGACGCGCTATTAGCAGTGAAGTTAGGCAATATGCTCGGCGCTTACCGTTGTGAAGCAGTCTCGCCGGTC